CTGAATCTCCTGCGAAATCTTCACCGGCTCGCCGCCCGAAAAAAGATACAGCCCCGTCCGGTGCGCAATCACCACCCAGTCTTCGCCAAATCCCACGCCGCGCACCGAAGGCGTGCCAACGCGCCGCGAAACTTCAGAAATCGACCACAGCGAAGGCTCATTCGTCCCATCATCCTGTGTCACGTGGAGCGAATGCTCCTTCACGAAATAAAGCCGCTCGCGCAGTTTGAACGCAGCGCGGATTGCCTGCCCGTTCTTCTCCGCCACGTTCAGCATCCCGTCGATCCCGTCGTAACTCTCCGGATCTTCCACGCGGCTGGCACGCACCAGCGAAGAGTTTACCGGCTGCGCCGTCGGACAAATCTCGATCGCGTCCACATAAAACTGCCCGTTCTGATTCGGTGTTCCGTCCGCGTAAATCCTCAGTACCAGGTCGTTCGGAATCGACGTCAGCGGCGCCGTCAACTCGGCGCTGTATTCCACATAATTCGTCGTCAACTGCGCCGCGGTAAGTTGCAATCCCGTCGTGTTGATCCCCGCGCTCGCGCTGAACAGATGAACATGCAGCGTCCCCTGTGCCAGCGTAGAATTCCGCGCGCACCGCGCCCGCACCGTGTAATCCTTCCCAGCCTGAATCCGCTGCGCGCCCAGCGCATCGTGCACCGCGCTCTGCGTCATTAAGCCACGCGTCGCCGTCGTTCCATTTCCAACGATCGAATACGCCGCCCCCCATAGCACAAAACTCTCTTCGTCGATTCCGCCCGGAGCAAACGTCGGGTCCGGCGTCCACCCTAGCGGATAGTGCGGCAGCGAAGGCCCCGTGAACCCGCCGTCAAACCCCAGGTTCATCCAATTATTCATTTTGTTCCGCTCGCCCCACCAGAAGAGCCGCTCGGCGTAGTCGATCACCCCGGCGCAGTCGCCCAGCTCGATCAAGCGAAACAAATTGTCAACATTCGTTCCCGCCAGCAGAATCGAATCGGAAAAATCCACCACCAGCGAAGTCGTTGTGTTATCGCCAATGATCATGCTCCCGCTAAAAAGCGTCCCGCCTCCGCCAACATAAAAAAAGCTCGCCCCGCCCGCCCCCGTGAAGCACAAAATCCTTCCCACCACGTTCGAGGGACCCGTGGGAATATTCGTCACCACTGCGCGCTTCCCGCCGCTGGCCGTCCAGCTCGTCGCCGGCCCCGGCGCGGTCAAATATCCCTGCCGCGTCTGAAAAATCACGCAGCACTGGTGCACGCCCTGGTCGACATTTCCCGCCGCCGCAGCCGTGCCCCCGCCCGACGCCGCCAGTCCCCCATTCGCCGCGTAGTAGGTAAAGTGCGTCGCGTCAATCACGCTCGCCACGCTGAACGTGCCGTTGTATCCGGCAACGCCGACTCCGCTGATCGTCACCAGTTGCCCCGCGCTCAATCCGTGCACCGCCGAGGTCTGAATCGTCACCGTTGCCGAAGCCGTCGTTCCTCCGCCCGAATTCGCCAGCCCCGTGGCTCCCGCAACATAAGTAAACTGCGTCGTGCTCAGCACGCTCACCACAGGAAATGTCCCGTTGTATCCGCTCACGCCCACGCCGGCGACCGTCACTGTCTGCCCCGCGCTCAATCCGTGCGCCGCGCTCGTCGTGATCGCCACCAGGAACCCGTTCTCGCTCGCACCGCTCGGGCTCGCCACAATCGCCACTGCTGCCGGCTGCGTTGCGCCGCTCGGACTCGCCTCAATTGAGACGATTGAGTTTTCGTCCACCACTGTCGGCCCCGCTCCCGGCCCACCCTGGCTCACACGATCCAGATTCGTGTCGTCATACTGGCGCGGCAAATCGTTTCCGGTCATCCCGTCGCTCGTCGCCAGATACTCCCTGCCAAAAAGCGTCGTTGAATTCGCGTAAGAATTCGGCGTCAGTCCGCTCGCAATCTGCGTCAGCGTTCCCGGCGTCGTCTCTTTGTACAAATTTCCATTCGCATCCTGCGCCATCGTCCGCAGCGTTCCGTTCGGCGTAATGTAGCTCTTTACATAATTCACCGTCGGATTTCCCGCCATCGGCCCGAACAAACTCTGCAACCCCGGCCGCGTCGCTACGCCGCCGCTGCTGAACACCACGTCCTGGCAATCCGGCGACACCCCGTGCGGCAAATCCGCCGGTGCCATGTCGCTCACCAACCCGCCAAAAATCTCAATCGGCGCATCCAATGACCCAATCGTTGTCATACTTGTTCCGTTACTTAGTTATATGGTATACGTACGAGCGCGGGCGTGCTTCGGAGAGTGCTTCCAGTGGGGGTACTGGGCGCGCCTGACAAGCGTTGAGGGTTGCTCCGCAGCCTCAGGAGTTCAAGTCTCCCACTCTCCACACTGTCTCTCAACGCGCTGGTATTAAGCACTCGTTACTTCTCTATTGATTTAACGTCTCTGTATGCTAAACTAGGGTTGCTTGTCAGGCGTGCCCAGTGCACGTTTTATGGGGCGGCGTCCTTCGCCGCCCTTTTCATTTTTCTCTAGCCGTCTTCTTCTCCGCCGCCTTCGCCACTTCACCGCTCTTCTCTTCCGCCTCCACCAATCCAAATTTCGCGGCTTTCTCCCGATCCAGGATCGCCCCGCACGTCCGGCAAACCGCCACTCCCGGCCGGATCTTCTCCCCGCACGCCGGGCAATCCGCCATCGGCTTCGGGTCATAGAGCCACGGCTTCTCCAGCCCGAGTTCCCGCGCCGCCCGCCGCTCCAGATCCGTAATGAACATCATGTTGTGCGACCTCTCCCACTCCAGGTCCGCCGTTTCCACCAGCCGCCGATGAAACGTCTCCAACTTTTTCCGCGCGTCCGCCAGCTCCTCTTGCGTCGGCTCCGGCCCTGCGGCCACAAACACACCGTGATAGCTCCCCTCGCCCGAATCCCCGTTGATCTCCCGTACCAGGTCCTCGGCAATCTCCTGCGCGCTCAAACGAATCTCCATCGTCCGTTTGTCGCCCAGGTCCATCACGCTGGTGCACGCGCGCACCGGCGTCACCGCATACGCCGCTCCCGCCTCCGGCGATTGAATCGTCAACGACCCGAAATACGTCCGGTGCCGCGGCGGCCATTTCTGTGTAGAGATATTCACCAACGACACCACGTCGCTCTGCTTATTCATACTCTTCCTCTTTTTTAATCTGAATTCTTAGGACCGCGCTCGCCGCAACACCGCTCTGTCATCCCGAACCCGCGCTTTTTGCGGGTGAGGGACCTGCTTTTTCTTTTCTTGACGCCAAACGTGTTTCACCAACGTCGCCTGGGATGCCCAGTTCACTGCATCCGATACTGTATCGTCACATTCGCATCCGCGGGCGTAGTCGTACACCCCGCCGCCGCCGTCTGCACGCTCAGCGTCAGCGCCGCCCCGCTGGCATAGTTCTGCGCGATCGCTCCCGAATCATTTGCCGCCGCCGCAATCGTCACATTCACCGGCGTCGTCCCATCCGTCAACCGCACCACCGCGTTTGTCGTGCATCCCACCGGCGTCGTCTTCGCCTGCACCTGTACGCGCGTCACGGTCACGCCTCGATCCAGCGTCCACGTCGATCCCGTCCACATTGTGCTCAGCCCGCCCGGCAGAAAGATATTCTGCTCCGACCGCGGCGCTGCATTCAGAAACTCCCCATTCAGCAGCAGTTTGCTTCCGCCGATTCCGTTCGACGTGCTGACAAAATTGGCCACCGCCGTCGTCACGCCTGGGTTTGGGTAAACGCATCCCTCAAACGTCGACGTTAACGTAATCGTTGAACCCGGCACCGACACCTGGGGTGAAGCGCAACTGTTGTAATTCACATAATGTCCCGTGCTTTGGTCATAGATCACCAGGCCCGCCGAGCCCCCGGGAAAACTCGCCGGCATCACCAGTTGCACCGACTGGTTCCCTGTCGTAGTTGTCACCTGAGTGCACAACGCCGGATTCATCGCAGTCACTCCGCCGAAGGGATCCACGGCAATCGGACAATAGTTGTACGTCCCCGGCGCCAGCCCTGTCCCGCTGACCGCCGTCACGCTCTGAAAACTCGCCGGGTTCGCCATGGGCGAAAACACCTGCGCGCCCGAGTTGAGTTGTGTGCCGTATCCGCTGACGATCCCCAGATTGTTCGACATGTTGTCGTAGCGGTAGTTCACCGCGCCAATATTTCCGCTGCAGGAATTAAGATTGGTCCGCACCGATATTCCCGAGTAAAGACTGGCAGTCGCGCCGGTTTGCAAAAGCGGCTGATATCCGTTGGCGCATAGCATGTAGTTGATTTCCATCCCGGAAGTGGGCGAATTCGTCAGGTCAAAGTATGGTGTGGCGAACCCGCCCGTGAAATCGGCGTCCGATCCTTGATTAAACGTAATTCCCGACGGCCCGTAGGGAAACATATTGAACTTGAAAGGCGGGCCGGGAGCGTTTTCTGTCAGCACCTGGTTGAACGTGACGTTGGTTCCAAAGATGCCGTTCGCAAGTCCGCAACTGTCCACCTCGAATGTTCCGGAAGAGTACGTCTGATTGGTGGTGAAAATGTACGGCATAGGTCCCGTCGTCGGCAGGTACGCCGGCATACCGCAGCTGTGCGTGATGATGTAATCGAATCCCTCGGAGAAATTCGCGCCTGGGGCGCTCCACCCGCCGTAGTTCCAGAAGAATCCGAACCCATCCTTGTTTATCACCGGATAGCTGTGCGCGGCTCCGTTCGCATGCACGTGCTCGAACCGCAACGCCACCACCCCGTCATGATTCAATTGTTCATCTGTATAGAACGCGCTTTGATAGGACTGATCGGGAAGGAAGACCAGATTCTCCAGGTAATTTCCGCCGGAGGTTTCCGGTTCAAAGTACACCATCGGATAAGCGTATCCCTGAAAACAGGACAGCGAAGAGCTTATGTGGTAGAAGGCGGGGATGCAGTTCGTTCCTCCCTGACCCCCAACCAGATTGTCTCCTCCGCCAATGAGGATGGTCCCCATCATCCAGACGGTTGACCGGAACTCGATCGTCGTGTTCCCCGGGCAATTTCTCGGGCTTTGGTTGAAATTCCCCACCATGTCGAAATTGCCGTTCAGCGGAAAGAACTGGTAGATGCTCGTCGCCGCTGGAATCAAGATCCGTCCGCCATTCGCTCCCGTTGTGTTTGCGGCCAGGGCCGCGCAAGCCGCCAGCAGGTTCGGCGTGTTGTCGTGGAACGCCTTCGCGCTGGAAACCGTGTGGCTCGCCGTCGTCGCCAGCGTCAAGGAAGTCGTTCCGCCACCCGCGGCGATCGTCGTATCCAGGTATTCGTTTGTTGCCGAGGTGGGAGCCGTCGTCGGCGCGTCGCCGGTATCCACGTTTGCCGCAAGGGCGCCCCACCCGCGATCCACGAAGAACCCGTCGTTGCCAGTCGCAACGCCGACCAGCGAATAGTTCGCCGCGTTCGCGGGCAGCGCGCACGACGTTCCGGTGCATTCATAGATCAGGTGATTTTTTGCGGCCTTGCCCGGCACCATCGTCATCGTGCCGCCGACGCCGACATTCGACACCCCCGTGCAGGTGCCAAGCGAATATTGCACGGCGTTGGGCGCTGTACCCACGGGCGCAAAATTGCTGATGCCAAAAGTTCCGTTGTAGTGGCTGTCCGTCACCCCCGAGAAGATTGCGTTTACGAACCACGGTACCACCCACGTTGACGCCGCCGTGTTCGCCGGCCCGAAAACACCGGGAGAGATGGTCACCGTCGCCGTTCCGCCCGAGCAGGTCGCCGACTGCACGCTGTAGGTATAGTGCGAATCCCACTTCAAGATAATCTTGGGCGCAACGCGCATCGTCCCGCCCGTGCAAGCCGGAGTTGCGCCGCCCGTCGCGATCAAATCATTGCGCGTAAACTGAAACGTCGTCGCGCTGGGAACCCCTGTCAGCGAAAACGCCCCCTCGCATTGCCGGCTGTTCGTGCTGTTGGCCTGAATTTCGATTTGCGCGAAAGGTTCGCTCTGAACGCCCGATGAAGTTGTCGGCATGTTGTGCGCCGACGAAGTCGTCACCGTGAAAACTCCGTTGCTGAATGTCCACGTGCCCGTGATCCCGTAGGATTGCAGGGCCATCGAAGCTGGAGCTGTCGTAGTCGATCCCACCGCGCTGCAAGGGGTGATGCCGCCGGCCCAATCCCGGTCAGCAACGCAGTAATTCCGTTGCGTCGTGCCTACCTGAAAGAGCGGTGTCGCGGTCAGTGCCCCCGGTGTCGCAATCGCCGGCGCCGGGCCCGCCCCCAGGATCAAAATTCCATGGCCATTCTGAAAATCGGACGCCGCGGCGCAACTCGCCGACGCCGATCCCGAACTGATCGAGCATGTCGTCGCCGGGAGGTTGTAGTTCGGCCCGATGTACCCCCCAAATCGAGTTACGTCCACCCACGGATTCGGCCCCTTGGTGTGAAAATCCGCGTCAATATTCTGTGGCGCCGTGAAAGTGTTTGGCTGGTTGGTCTGCGCGCCGCTTGCGGCCGAAATCGGCCCGACTTCCGTTCCCGTTTCATCCTTGTAGTACAACCGCTTGTCGGCGCTCTTCGTGTACAGATTCACCGTGCCGCTGCTCGCCGCACCCGGCGCTGTTCCTTGGTTTGATAGCGTCAGCGTTCCGCTCGCCAGGTTTCCCACCACGCTCGTGCTGCCGTTCACGGTCAGGTTCCCCGTCAACGACAGCGAAAACGCGTTGATTCCGCCCGTCGAGCTGATGCTGCTGAACGTCGGCGAAGCCGGATCGCTCGGCAAAATCACATTCGGCAGTTGCTTCGTCGTGATCCCCGGCCCGCTGATCTCGATCTCATACTTCCCCGGCGCCGCGTAAAACGAATAATTCCCCAGTCCGTCCGTCGCCGTCGGATTCGCCAGCGCCTGCGTCAATCCCGGATCAGAGTAAATCAGCGCCAGCGGCGTGCACGGCTGCCCGCTCGCCGGCATCGCGCACACGCGCACCGTCGCCCCGGCCAGCGGCACCCCGCGCGTATTAAACACAATGTCGTCTTTGCGCGACCCCTGTCCATGCGCCGGCTTCACCACGCCCGGCCACAAGTGCAGCGCCATCGCCACAATCGCCCACAAAATCCCCATACGCATTTTCGATCGTATCATGTCAATTTCAGTCCTGTACCTCGTGTAGCACAGGCTTCAGCCTGTGATCTTGGGGTTCTCTTGAAGTTGTAGCGGCCGCCTCCTGAGGCGGGCGCCTATTCTCTTCTCCGTGTCCTCTGTGCTCTTCCTCTGCGCCCTCTGTGTTAAAGCCTTTCCTTCTTCTCCAGCTTTCTGCTACAACAACTTCCGCGCCGTAATCGAAAGCTGCACAATATCCCCGGTCACGGTAGCCGGATATGCGCCCGCGGCAACCTCAGTCCCTCCGCCGACGAACGCCTTCAGCTTCCAAGTGTTCAGCGCCGCGCCCTGTACCGGAATGTAATACCCGCTGTTCCCGTTCTGGCTTTCCGCGAACGCCTGCACGATCGTGTCCGACGGCAACACATTCGCGACCTGCGTAAAATCCAGCGTGTCTCCGCCGGTCGCGTAATTCCCCGAAAACGCCAGCGTCGCCACCGCATAAACAAAATTGCTCGCGCTGCTGTCCACATTATTCGGCAACAGCGAAATCGTAATCGCCATACGCTTCTCTCCTTTCGATTTGCCAATTCCAAAATGAGGTAAAGGAAGTAAAGGAGGTAAAGGATTAGAGCACTAGCGCTAGCGCTTGCGTCGCAGCTCCGTTCGTCCTTTACTTCCTTTACCTCCTCAACCTCCTTTACTTCCGTGCTTTAAAACGGCGTATACCCGCTCCGCGCCGAATACGGCCGTCTCCGCCGCCCGCTCTGCTGTTCTCTTCGCACCGCGGCCACCACCAGGTCCTCGATCGCATCCGACGCCGCGTCGTCCCACTTCTCCGCCAGTGGGCTGCCGCGCGCCCAGGCCGCGCCGGCCGCCGTCCCATACGCCAACGCCTCCTGCGCATTCCGAATCAGCACCGGCGAAGTCGCATCCGTAAAATCCGGGTATGCCTTCAAATACCGCAAACGAATCTGCGTATCCTGCGTCGCTCCCAGAAACCACAATCCATCCGCCCGCCACTCCCACACACTCAGCACCACGTCCTGCACCCGCGAAGGCAACCCGCCATGCCGAGTCAAATCCACCATCTCGTCAAATTCCTGCGTGGATAGATTCGGCCGCTCCCAGAGTTTCAACGGCACCAATAGATCCGTCGGCAACTGGTTCGGCGGCGCCGTCGCATCGCTGATCGAAACCTGCAGCGAAGCATCCTGCCCCGCCACAGCCGTCACCACCAGCAGCGCATCGTCCTGGATAAATCCCCCACCGCCTGCGTTCCCGACCGCCCGCTGCACCTTCCGGTACGCCGAATTCAGATACGGCAAAAGCACCGTATCCGTAAACAAATTCCCCTGCGCATCATTCAGCAGCGACCTAACCAGCGAAGTAATCTGCCCCGCCGTGTTATAAGCACTCGATCCAACAACTGGCATATTTCCCGCCCTCTTCGCTCTCCGCAATCTGCCATGTAGCGCTGGCTTTCAAGCCAGCCTCTTGGGTTTTGTTTCTCCGACTCCTAGCTCGTGTAGGGTCTGCCTTTCGAGGCGGGCCGTTTTGTCCTTCACCCGAGGGGGGTTGACAATAATTTCTTACGGTTGCAACCTGAATTCGCTTGAGAGGCGTGTCCAGTACACGCTAAGTTTTCGGGGCGGCCTAAAACGGACCGCCCTTTTTATTTCTAGATCACCCTTCCGGCAACGGCGACTTCTGTAAATACGCCGCCACTCCAATCACCGCATTAATCAACGCCGCCGCCGCACCAATCCTCACTGTCGCCCCCATCCCCGCCTGCAAATTAAAATGCCCCGGATCAATCCCCACCGCCGCCAACCCCGTCATCACCCCACCCGCCGCCCCGCTCACTCCCGCCGCCAGCATGCCCTTTAACCAAATCTCAACGCGACTCGCTCTCATCGCTACTCCAAGAACTTCCCTCGGATGACGTTTCTTCTCTCCCGAGCTCTGCGCTCTCTGCGTCTCTGCGGTAAGCTTTCTTCTTCTTTCTGCCCTCAGCCAACCGTCATCATCGGCGCACCGCCAAACGCCGGCGCCCCGTCATCCATCACCTCAAACGCCCACTCCTCATACGCCAGCTCGTCCCGCGCTTCCCTCTCATACAACTTCGCCCTCTGCGCTGCCCGATCCCGCCCCCGCGCCCACTCGATCGCCCGCGCAACATGTTCCGCAATCGTCGGCGTCAACTGCACAAACTCTCCCCGCGCCCCCTGCAACGTAAAACAATGTTCATACTCCCGGCGCTCCGGATACGGCCCCAGTGCCGCCACGCTCTTCCCGTCCGCCCGCTCCATCGTTTGCCCATACCAGGCCCGAGGCGAGCCATAGGCCTCCGCCGCCACCCACCGCTCCACATGCCAGCGATTCACTTGCGGATACTTCGGCTCCCACCGCAGCTCCACCACTTCCCGGATCAAATCTCCGCGCGCATCGCGGTCTTCAAACTTCCCGCCAATCCAGCCCAACCGGTTCCATCCCCACACCACCCGGTAATTCGCCTCGCCATAGCGGTTCATTCCCCCCGCCAAACACAACCGCCGCGCCACGCTCTCCGGCGTCTCGTGAGTTTCACGAATGACTTGAATCATGGAAATAGAGGGGCCAGCGACCAGTGAAGAAGCTTCTCTTCACTGGGCACCGGCCACTGGTCGCTTGATTAGTACCCGCTCGGCCGCGCCAGCGTATCGATAAACGCTCCGCTCCTCGGACTGTCCGACCACAATTGAAAAGCCGTATCAAAATAAAAAATATAGCTCGCCGCCAGACCGCCGCTGGCCCCGTAAATCGGAAACACCGTGTTCCCATTGACCTCGTAAAAATCAATGTCCTTCAACACGGCCCTTCCCCAGTGCGACAGATCCAGGAAGTCCACGCGCGTCTGGTCCGCGTTCACGCTCGACTTGATCGGAATCCCGCTCATGGTCTTCCGGCCCGAGAACAGTAGATCCAGATCATTCGCGCCGCCGCCCTTCCTGCCGGTACTGCCGCACCAGCTCCCGCAGCGCATTCACCAGCTCCGGCCGCAACTCTTCCAGCAACTCAAAATTCGCCCCCATCCCTGCGTCATACTTCGGCACCTCACCTGTCGAATTCCCATCCGCCGGCACTGTCATCCCCGGCTCCCAACCCGTCATCGCGCTCTCTATGCCGTTGCTAATCATTTCTTCTCCGACTTCTTCCTCTGTGGCCTCTGCGCTCTTCCTCTGCGTCCTCTGTGTTAAATCTTCCTTCCGGTCATTCCCCGCCAAATACCTTCGCCGCTTCACTTTCATTCTTCCGCTGTATCTGCTGCCACGATCTCCGCCGCATCCGCGGCAACTCCACCGGCTTCACCGCCTCCACAAACTCCACCGGTGGAAATCCCGCCGTCCCCAGCAACGAATTCATCAACGCCCGATTCTCCATCCGCAAACGCGCCACTTCCCCTTCCAGCATCCCCACATACCGCGTTTGGAAAATTCCTCTCAACAGTGCAAACATAGTTCACCTTCTGCACAGGCAATAGTGCCTGGCCGACTTAGTTTCTTCCGGAACAATTTTGGCTGGTTGAGAAGAGGTCGCGACACGCGAAGACGAAACATCCAAATGCGCGGTGCGTTTCCTCGAAAGTAACTAGATTCGGACGCGCTTCCGTCGGGCAGCAGATTGGATGATATTTATTGTGAACACTACTCCTCCGAGGACAACAAAAACTTCGGCGACTTGAATCGCGCCTGAGAGTCGACCACGCAAGGCGGGATAATTTGAGTAATTCGTGCGAATCAAAACGCTAGTCAGGTGCCCGTAATAGATAAGCGCAACAATAGGTGCCAACGACAGCCAGAAATGCAACTGATTCATCCAGTTGAGGAGGAGCGCGCCATACTTCCCCCGCTGTAGACTGAAGTAGACTCCTGCGTTCAGGACATAAACAGCACCTAGATCCACGAACATGTGGGACAGGTCCTTACCGATCCCGTACCAATCATCAATCCGTGAGAAAAAAGCCGTGGGGGCCATGAATCCGGCCGCCACTATGAAAAGCATCGACGGTGAGTGATACCACTTGGTTGTATTCTCCATCGCTGTGAGGCGACCGGCATAACGCAAAACGCATCAGGGCCCCATGCTTGGTGTTGCATCCCAGTTAACGCTTCTTTTTCCCAAACTTCTGCGGCCCCAGCTGCCTCTTCGCCTCCGCCTGCAACCTCTGCTGATGAATCGCCCGCGAAGTCGGATCCTCCGCCGTAATCTGCCGCTCGATCTGCACGTCCACTGGAATCCCCGGCACAAACCGCGCCGTTCCATTTCCAAATTCGGGCGGAGCCTGCCCCGCCCCGGGTCCGCCTACAGCGGAGGCCCCAACACCGGCATATCTCACGCCGGGAACCAGTCCGTAGCGCGCCGCATCCGCAGCGTCATCGCCTTCCATCTTCCGCACATCCTCCACGCGCCGATCGTCCCGCACCAGCAGCGGCAAACTCTCAATCAGCCGCGGACAATTCTCCGCAATCATCCACGCATCCTGCTCCAGCAGTTGATACATCAGCTGCCATCCGCCAATCCGGTCGTCATTCGCCGGCACCGGCCGCGGCAATCCGTTCTGCTCCAGCACATCGCCCAACTGCTCCGCAATCGAAGCCTCGCTCGTCCGCCGAGCAAATGCATCTGGCGACAAATAAATCTCCCGAATCCTCTCCCGCCGCGTCCGCTCCGCAATCGCCTGTCCCAACATCCGCGGCGACAATTCGCTTTGTACGAACTCTCGATACGTCACAATCCGTCCGCTCTTCCCAGCGTACTCAGCGCCCTCAGCGGACTCCGCGTTAACTCTTCTCTCCCCACCGGTCGCTGGTCGCTTGCCACCGGCCACCGCCCCATGCCAATACACCGCACTGGGATGTTTAAATCCCCAATCAATCGAAATCCACCGCGGAGCCCACTCCTCCAGCCGCAACGACTCCGCCCGAGCCGTGTGCCGTCCAACCTCAAACAAATCGAAATACTGCCCTTCCAGAACGCTCCAATCCCCTTCCAGGAACGCCCTTCTCAACCGATCCGGCAGCGTCGCCAGTGTCTTCTTGTAATTCACGTCATTCGCATAGATCGGATTGTCCTCAATCCGCGCCCGCACAAACTCATAATCGCTCGCATCATAAGCTCCGGCCGCTCAAATCCCGCCGGCGCCACCTTATCCACCCAAAGCGCCTTCACCCACGCATGCCCGATATTCCCCGGATTCGTCGCCCCCGCCATGCAAGGCTTGACGTCTCTGCCTTCGCGTTCTCCCCATGTGTATTTCGCAATCGGGCAGCGATTCCTCGAGGTCAGAAATTGCCACTGTTTCAGCGTGAAGTGCGTCAGCTCATCGATTCCGATGAACAAGAATTCCGCGCCCTGATACTGGTAAACATCGTTTTCATTCCGGCAGTACCCAAACCGCGTTGTGGACCCGTTGTTCCAGGTCACCACATGTTTCGCTTCGTTGTAACTCCGATACGAATCTCGCGGAACATCCCGCCGGAAATATGTCAGCAGGGATGATTCCAATTCCGGGAAAGTTCTCCGCAACAGCAGCGTGTCGCTTCCCGCTACTTCGAGAGCCTGCCAGACGGCCTCCGCCAGTAGGGCCTTACTCTTCCCTGGTCCGGCTGCCCCGCCAAACAACCGGTACTTTGCGCGCGACTTGTGAAACAGTTTTTGCTGATCGAAGGGCTTATACCAGTTCCTGATCGCCAGGGTATCCTTCATCCGCTTCTTTTCCTGGCTCTAACTCCGCGCCTCTGTGTCTCTGCGTTTGGCACTTCCTACTGCGCACGCAGTTTTTTCCCCACAAAATACGCCGCGAGTCCCCCAACCAGCGCCACGGCCGCCGGCCAGTGCCGCAGGCTCAGCACCACGCCGCCCACCATGGACGCTACTCCCGCGATCTGCGAGATTTCTCCAATAAACACCACTTTTGCGTTCGTCAT